TAACCACTCACCGTGATCCTCTCGCCATGCGACAGCCCAGTATTCAGCTCCATACCGACCGGCATCCGATTTGGCCTGTGCGACCGCGTCTCGGATACTCAGTCGGTTGGTGCGCTTGACCTCCCAGTGGATAGGGAGCGAGGGACAATGGACATCAGGGCTTGGACTGCCGTCTGCGGTTTGTGCGCTGTATTGCGCCCCACGCCTGGCGTCTGAGTATCCATGATATTGGAGCACTCCAGCCCATTCGCGCTCCCCCCGCTTCCCTTTGTTCCGGGAGTGAACCATCCTCAACCCCAGGGAATGTCGTCGTCGTTGTTAGCTTGACTGGGAGCAGGTCCAACCAGGGTCTTCTTGGTCACCGTGATAGAGATGACTTTCTCGTTGGTGCCCTCCTCTTGTTTGATCCAACCGGCTATGTCCACTCGATCTCCCTTTTTGAGATCTTCTAGAACTTCGCAGTTGCTCACCGACAATGGTGGTCGCTTGGTTGGGTTTCCGTTTTCGTCATGGGTCTCGTTTTTAAACAATCGACCCCCAGTTACTTTTGTGTATTGGTGTGGCATTAGTTTTTCTTTTTGGTTAGCACTTGCGTTGATTCACCCGGCGTGATGAATTCTCCAGTCAACTCCTCGCCGGTTCGGAGCTGATGCATGGCTTGAAGAGCTGACAGCTTTACTGTGCAGCACTTGAGAAAGTCGTCGGCAGATAGTCTCTTCTTTAAAGATTTCCAAGCCTCTAGAGTGTCTACTTTTGAAGAGCCCTTTCGGGTGTAAAACCGGTAGCCTGGCACTTCAGTTCCAGCGGCACTCAGCTCTTTGACTTTGGCTTTTACTTTCTCATGCATCTTTGAGAGCAGGTCCAAATCATCATCGAGCTCCCTGAGAGCAGCTGGTGAGTTCCACACTGAGCTCCAGTCGGTTTGCCAAGTGCGAATCAACACCCCCTGCACTTTCCCGCAGGTCTCATAGAGTTTGCACCTACTACACTGCACCCCGGTTGCCCTCTGCCCAGACTGTCGGTGTTGGAAAAGTTTCTTAACTTCGTTTAACACCTGGGCGCGGCTAAATTCATAGGATTTGATCTCGCGCCTGTCCCAGTAGATGAAGTGAAGCTTGGCCTGCTTAATGGCAGTGTCCTCCTGCATGATTGCGTATGCATAGCCAACCAGCTGGATCCACTGTTCATCGTTACCCTGGCCAGATTTACCGTCACAAATCACGATGGTCTCAGGGTTCTCATACCAACAGGCATCGAGGTAACCGAAATACTCTGGCGCTTCACTCTCGATCCGGCGTTCCCACTCGATGTCAGCTGCACCTGCTAACTCATCTACCTGACCAACTGCCCATGCAGCATGAGCCACTTCCTCTGGATCAGCGTCCCCATCGATTGCCTCGTCAGTTCCAAGCAGCTCCCAGTATTTGTGAATCCTGGTGCCTCGTTCAGCAGCTGGGCTGCTACCCCCGGTTGCCTCGTAGTCTGAGCACCTCAGCCAGTCAGGCCATTTGCTACACCCGTTAGGGTGATGTTGTCTTTCCTCACTCATAGATCTCCCAAATCGAACTGAGGCTTGTTACCAGGGACTTTTCTGGCTTGCCCGACAGGTTTGGTCCTGGTGGGCACCGGGTTGGATGGTATCGCACTTGCGTTGGCATCATCATCCTCCTCCGCGGCTATCCCCAATGCAGATTGCAATGCATACCGACGTGCGTATGTCAGGGTCGATCCGACTTTCTGAGGGTTAGTGGTATCGCATGGCAGTTCAATTGTGTCTTGAATGATAGCCCCTGCTTTGTGGCCAATCAGAGTTTTAACCCTCACGCCATTCTCTGAAGTTGAAGTCCATTGGGTGATGCCGATGCCTACGGAAGCGAAAACCGGCAGTGTAGATTTGAGGATGTCGTCCAGGGTCGCATACTTCGTCCGGAAATGTGGATTGCGCCCATTCTTTGGCACCGGTCCCAATTTGCTTTGAGCTTGGGCAATCGCTTCCCATAGGGCGCTCACTTTCTCTGCATCTGTTAATGGTTCGCTCATCGTTGAATTCCTGCTTCGTCGTCGTCATTTGTTCTCACTCCTGCCAGGACGCATCCGAGGAGTAGTCCTGCTCCGATGATGAGTCCGATAAGTCCCCATCCGCTTTGGTCTGTTTGTAATAGTTCCATATTCGTTGGAATGTTTGTGTCTCGTGTTCGCCCGGTCTTTTCAGCTGCTGAAGCTTTTCATAAGCCCAGCTGTCGATGAAAACCGGCTCGTTTAATTCGTATTCACTCACGGTGTTAAACGGTGTTGATAACTTGTTGTTAAACTGTTGATATTGCAAGTAGATTTTTTATGAATGTTTCTTTACACCTGTTGACAGACTGTTAACATTGTAGTCGTTTTCATTAGGAAACATTGACGTTTATGCCAAATTCTAGAGATCCAAATAAATCAATGCTCGGCCTCTGGCTCGACAATGATTTAAAGAAAGAAATCAAGTATTATGCTGACGAGGAAAACCGCAATGTCAGCAACATGATCGAGACAGTTATCAAGCGATGGTTGAAGAGTAAACGGAGGGGTGCGACATTGCCTGACCAATGGTAATGTTTTTTGGGAGTTTTTCTGCCCACCAACTGCTTGGAAATTGTTTTAACTCTCCAGCATAGGCAAACCATTGAGGGTAACCGTTCCCGGCAAGTCTCCTGGTTATTTTGCGGCCTGGCAACCATCCTAGGTAGGCCACTGGACGCCTACCGGTAGCTAGGACGTAGATCAGGTCTGGATCTAAGTATTTGCCGCTGACAATCAGCTTATCCCCTCGCCGGTTCCATTTGACCTCGATGTTCGGAGGCACGTCAGGAACCCCTCTCAGGCCGCTTAGGAAGCCATTTCCCACCGCTAGGTTCATCCCGGCCTCAGCCAGGTATGCAATGGTTCTGATCTCTAGGCGCTCCTCAAATGATTGAGAGTCAAAGCGACTGCTGACCGGGCTCGGCTTGCAGAGGTCCGGATTAGTGAGAGCAGCCAGATAGCAGCTGGTCACCTGGCCTGGGGTTGGTTGGTAGGTCACCATAAAATAGGGGCCGAGAGGTGGGTGCCCCCTCAGCCCCGTATCCAACATATGAACATTAACAACTATCACTGGTGTTATACGGTGTAAGTTGCTTCATGCCAAGATTTTTATCTCCACGGGTTTGGCATCGACGATGTCAGCGTAGTATTTGCTGGTGATCTCCGGGGAGTGGTGCCCCAGGTACTTTTGAGCATGAAAAATCCCCAGCTGAGTGGCCACGTTTGCGCCGTAGTATTTTCTAAGCTCATGAAACGATTTGCTGCCAGTGATACCGCAGTCTCGGATGATCTTGGCAACCTCATCAGGAAGTGTTCTGTACCGCGCCGTGTAGGGGCCAGGAACAATATATTCACCGTCGAACTGGTATTCACGCAGTCGCCTGACTTGAGATTGCGAAAGCGGAACCAGGCGCGACTTGCCACTTTTGGTCTGGAAGTCACCATCCGACTGAACCAATATCCCGGACTCAGTAAGCCAGCTCCATTTAGCAGCTGCCACTTCACTCCGCCTCAGACCAGCATGTAGCGAGAGGTAGTAGGTCAACCAGGCACCGTAGTTCTCATCCTCGAGCGCATCGCATCGACGTATGGCCTCAGCAATCTTTTCTTTCTTGTCGGCTACCGTGTATTGAACAGACGGTGCTTTGAGGGATCGCACCCTCTTGAATGACGTGACGTGATCCGGGATTTTGTCGTAGGTATCTAGGAGTCTTTCGGAGTAGAGGCACTTAACAGATCGCAGGATCGTGTTGGTGCTCCTGGCAACTCTGGGGCGATCCTCTGGCTCAACATCAGCGAGCCTCAGCTGCTGGAACCGAATGGCTGATTGTTTGGTGAAAGCCTGCTTGGCCGGCGTGTCCAGATTGTACCCTAGCAGCTTGCAGTAGCTCTTAACAAACGAGATCACGCCTCGTTTGGTCTTGTCCCTGGATTCCGTGTTGAAATCGAGGTAGTGCTCAATGGCGCTGCGGACACTGTTGCCCTTGGTGCGTTGCTCTTGGACTTTTTTCGTGAGCCTGCCTGGTGCGATTTCCCAGGCATCGTTTTTATCTGAAGTGCCCGTAGACACTGTGTACACTGTACCCAAAAAACAGGTCTTTGCGTAGTACTTGGAACCTCGCTTAAATAGCGTGACTTTTTTGATGTTCATGTTCTTGCAGTTGTTGGACTTACACTGCAAGTGACAGAGGGAAGAAGTGGTACACCCGTAGGGAGTCGAACCCCAAACCTTCTGATCCGTAGTCCGTTCGACTACCACTTGCAGTGATTTATAAGTAACCCACTATTAACAGGCTGTCAACAGGGGAGCATCACGGTGTTGAGAAAATTTGGACACAAAAAAACCGAGGCTTAACCTCGGCTGCTTTTAATCTACTCCCAATGTTGGGCGACCATATACCCACTGCACAAAAACTGACCTCCATGCTTATCCTCAATGATCATCGCCTGTCCGGGACAGATCTCAATCAGCGTGTATTCTTTACCGTCAATGCGAACTGTATCCCCAGGCTTCATACCGCACCCTCCTCGCGGTTCTCAATCTGTTCATTGACAAGATGGGAGAGGTGGATGCGTAGGATCGAAAACGCCAACTTGGTAGCATATGTGTCGTAGTCTAGGTACTCTCCCATTTTCAGCTCTTCAACCTCATCCTGGGCATCGTCGTATAGGCTCGGATCCCATTTGCGAACCAAGTGAACTAGGTCGTGAGCTTTGCTGTAATAGCAGACGTACTGAGAAGAGTCAGCGCATTCCCAAACAAGCTCTTCAGCTCTCTCCCTGTCTGTAGTCTCGTCAAGAATGTCTTTTGCGATGCCCTCAACGTAATCAAGGTATTCAATGTGATTTTCCATGTTTTGTTCTTTCTGTTGTTGGATTGGTGTTGTTTATCTGTACGGGTGTTAAAGTACGTTAAACACCTGGAGATGTCAACAGGATATCAACAGTTTCTTCCGTTGGATCAGGACACAAAAAAACCGGGGTCTCCCCCGGCTTGCTTAGAAAGTGAGTTGGCTATTCTTCAGCCTGCTCGGGCTCCTCAGCCATGCTCTTTTGAATGACGTTGAAGACCCCAATCATATCGGTGCTCTTGAAGATGCCTCCATTTTTATAGAGAACTCCCATGTCATCGAACTGCTTGTTCAATGCTGCAATTTGCTGCTTGGGTGGTATCTTATTGAACTCTTCTCTTGTCATTGCTTTGCTTTCTTCTTGGCTGCTGCTTTGTCTTTCTTGGCTTTGTCAGCAGCTATCTCAGACTTACGCTTCTTGACCTGGCCCTTGCTGAGCCATGGCGACTTGTTCTTAATCTCGCGATCAAGAATCGTACGATACTTATTGAGCGTTTCCTTTTTAGTCAACTCTTTTGAAACGGGTATTTCTGCGACCATCTTCTTGAGCTCTTTCTTAATGTCGTCAGCTTGCTCAATTGGCAGTGCGCCATCCATAACTGCCAGATCCACTCTTGAACCTAGCTCGGTTCCAAAGTTTTCTTTGTCTTTACTTACCCTAAACGACTCAACCCTGCCGGGAAGCCTCCTGGCATACTCAACACGATCAACTGCCTGATTGACTGGACCAGCCCCTCCTGCTTTTACGCGCCCCCTGGCTTCGTTCAGTTTCCGTTTTGCGTAGCTCATGACCAGCCTAGCAAGCTCTGGATTGTTGCCCTCAGAGGAGTCTGTTGTCGGGCTATCTTTAACGTCCTCTGGGCGTGTATATGTTTCAACGACCACCTCTTCGACGACAAATTCTGGCACGTCATACTTGGCAGCAATCTCTCTTATCTTGTCCGCATTGACTGATATCTCAGCCCTCATGTTCCCGTTGTAGAAGTGATCTCCAATGAAGATACCGTCCGGGGTTTCGGTGTACCCGGTTAGGAACGGATTTCCGGTTTCGTCCATGAGACTCGCCAGCTCACCGTAGAACTCTTTAACCTGCTCAGAAGACATATGCCGAGTGTCAAACTGGATCGCAGTGTTGAACTTCTCGCCTGACATCGTTTCCTGGAGCGTTGGTCGCCTGATTAGGTTTCCTCCCTCCTGGTCCCATGCTTTCGTCAGTGCCTGCATGATGGTTCTGTTTAGAGCAGGTTCACCCCTCAGGAGGATGCTCATGTTGGGAGATGTCTGAACATCCCCGGTATCGAGTCTAAACGCACCAAACCCAGTCACCACCCCGGATATGGACACATCCACACCCATCCCATCGACTATAGACTGCAAGCCATCAGCAAGCCCGTCAGCAACTGCCTGAGTCATCGCTTCAACACCCGCAATGTCTTGGATGTTTTGGATCTTCCTGGCAGTCGGAGTGGTACCCTCAGAGGTCACCTCGATTGGGATTGATTGCTCTGATGTTGCGTTGTATGTCTCCTGGATTACGCGAAATGCAGTGGCTGCTTTTTCGTTGATATTTTCACCCAGATCTTCACCAGCTGCTAACTTGTCAAAAGCATCAGCTACCTCTTTGAGCCTGTCACCAAACCTGACTAGCTCCCGGTTGCCAAGTAACGGGTTGTCGCTTTTCTCAAGTGCCCAAATGACTTCTTGAGCATTCCTGGCTTTAAATTTCTCTTTGCCCAGCTGAGCAGCAAGACCTAGATCATTGACTCGATCTGCGATCATCCCATCGATCATCTGCTGCGCGTCATAGACCGGTCCACTGCCCCCTGGAGACAATCCAGCTTCATCGTTCTTCTTGTAATACGAGAACTCTGTAGTCGGCTCGAAACCCTCTGCGACTCGATCTGCCCAGGACTCCGCGTTCCAATCGCGCCTGCCATCTATTAGCAAAGATCTGGCGTGCTGGTAGTCGAGCTCAGATATGGATTTAGGTGCCCTCTTTTTAAGCTCCCCTTTGGCGTTTGCTCGCCTGATCTCAGACTCTCTGAGTACCTCCTCAAACATCTTGCTATCAATTGTTGATTTGACTCGATGCTTTGGCACACTCCACTGATAGGCTCCCTTTTTCTTGCGATTCTTTACCGGAATGTATCCCCCCGTCGCGTAGCCCTTAGCAGCCATGTCCCACATATCGACAGTGGCAAGACCATCCAGGAACTTGGCGACTTGTGTTTCCAGCTCTGGAGTCATCTTTCCAGTGGTCAGGCCGAGTGTTTTTGCTGCCAAGTGACGAAGCTTTAAAACCTCGCGGCGACGTTCGCTAGGAGTCAGATCTTGATCGGCAGCTGCCATCTCGATCAGGTCTGCCAGGGAATTGAGATAGAAGTTGCGAACTTTGTCGTCGGCACCAATCGCATCGTCGGACAACACGTCAAAATGCTTCCCATCTGACCAATCTTTAGCTGCTTTCTTTGCCCCTAACTGACCGGTGCCCATGCCAATCTTGTATCCAGCAGGCTGCTCCCTAATCGCCATGGTAGATCTCACCGACTTAGTTGCATTAGCGGCAACACCCGTCCTGGGTGACCCGAGCGCAAGCATCCTCAGCATCAACTCAGCTGCACTGTAGATCTGAGGCTTACCATCAGGACCGTTGACAGCAAGTGGCCTGGCAATCCTGTAGCCAACCTCTGCCATGTCCCTGTAGAAATTGGCAGCTGCAAGCGCAAACTCTGGGTTTGCTCGTATAACATTTCTGATTCTTGCTACCTGTTCTTCTACAATGTTCAACACCTCGGCATAAGTATTTGGTACGCCAGCAATGTTGCGGTTGACTACTCCCATTCTAGCGGGGAGGGCCACTGAGTTTGGATCGGGATTGTCTGGGTAGTCTGCGATGCTAAGTCCTACCTGCTTCCTGGACTTGTCTCCAACATCCATTCTGCGGATCTTGTCTTCCTGGGCTTTTGCATCCCCAGGATCAAACATCTTAACTACATCACTTGGGCTGATTGCCTGATCGTTCTTCTCGAGGATCTTGATGTCAGCATCATCAAACATCACGTAGTTAAATGACTCGCGATCTTTCTTTTTGCGGCTAGGCCCATCGAGGTACTTGATGCCTTTTACCCCGTTTGCAAGCAACGCTTCAGAAGCCATCTTATTGGCAGCTCCGTAGGTTCCGTTCTGCTCCTCATCAATCCTGTAATATTCCTCAATCGACCTGTAGATCGAAGCGCCACTGGGATCCAGTTTCTGGAAGTTTTCCCAGTTCTGAATGTTAGCGTAATTGGATCCACCAGATTGCAGGCTCTTTGAGATCTTCTCAACTGCCTGGCGCACTGGCTCGGACTGCTGGCTCAGACGCTTGTCCCATTGAAGTGCATTGCTGTCTTCTATGTTTAGATCAACTTTGTAGAGGAACCCTCGCTCATTGCCGGTGACATGTTCGTAGACCCTATCGCTCGGAGCAGTGGAGTGAGTTCTTGGTCTCTCATTACCGGGCGGGGTCCACGTCGGTGGCTCCACCCTGACAACAGTCGCCGTCCACTTACCATCTTCGGTCGCTTTGAAGTCGATGACTTTGTCATAACCACCGAAGCCTGCTGGGACGATGCTCCCAACTTCAAAGAAGCTTCTGAGCTCTTCAATTGTGTAAGAGCTACCGTCGGCAAGTTGCTTACGGTATCCCTCCCCGATGTTCCTGTCCTGAGCTGCGTATAAACCGTAACCGTAAGCTGCGTTGCCCTCTCCGGTCCCGACCATCTCAATGTCGAACCTGTCGAAGTCCGCCCCAGATCCATGGAAAGCTGGCTCAAAGAAAATGAGTCCAGGCCTGGTAGTGAACGATGCATTTTGCCCCCTGACAAATGGCTGCTCAGACAGAACTCGACTACCCCTAAATGGACGCTTGCGAACCTCGTTGCCTCCAGGCTCCAGGTTGCGCTGGATGTCTCGGTAGGCCGACTGGCTCAGAGGCATCCTGGGCATGTCAGTTGACCTGACTGCGTTGACCGCATCCAAGCGCCTGGTGCGAATGACATTATCCTGGCGCTCCGGATTCATGTCCCTCAACAGTGCGTCCTGCCTCGAGGTGTTGTTGCGCCAGTCGATGTCTTTCTTTTTAAAGCCCATGAACGCAGAAAGCACGTTAGCTTTCTTCCTGGCTGCTGCTGGATTGTCGTCCAGACCTCGAGCCAAGCCACCCTCGAATTGCTCTGGGGGATTGGTTGCGTTTTCGAGATACTGCAAGAGATCTTTCTGGAATGCTGCTCGGTCTCCGCCCCACATTTGCGTGATGTTCCCTGACCTCCTGGAATCACGCATGACTCGATTATATTTGTCGGTCAGGTGCGTGATATCGAGCCCATTGAAAGTGAAGTTCCCAGCTTTGGTGATCCGCATCGAAAATGGCACAACGTGCCTGATGGTGGATCCCAGTGCAGAGGAGTATTGAGCTTTCTGAACTGTCCTGCCGTTCTGGGTGTAGAGCCTGGGGTTGTAATCAATCTCAATCACATTCCCATTCTTCGCGGCTTCGTTGATTGTTTCCAGGTGATCCAGCAGGCGCTTTGGCATCAGATACCTGGGAGCATTCCTCAGTGCTTTTAGAGTGTCCTGGTGCAGGTAGTCCCCAGTTATCTCGCCAGTGTCAACGTCAAGCCTGACAGGCTGCTTGCCTGGGAGCTTTTCGTCATCGTTGATGACCTGATTTGAGATAGTGTCTCGGAAAAATTTAGCCCTGGCAGTCTCTTTGTCTCGAACAGCTTTCTGGCTTCCCTCGAAAACGATGTTCCCATCTGAGTCGTAGACTGCATTACCGTTCTCGTCATGTTTGACCAGAATACTAGCCTCTAAGCTCCTAGCCAATGCGCTCCCTTTGCGAATCTGATTCGCCCTGAACGATTCTCCGGATTCTCCCTCAGAAACCTCAGCCCTGGTAAGCTTTCCGTTTTTCTCTGTGACCCGGTTCTGGAAGTTGATCAGGTTGTTGATTGACGCCTCTAGAGCTGGCGAATCGTATGCGATGCGCTTGCCATCTCTGCTGTAATTCTGAACAGACAGAGCCCCAGATGGGGTGGTAGCACCAATCCAGGTTGCCATGGTTTTTGCAACTCTGGAGAACGGTCTGCCCAGTTTTTGTGCGTTTGTCTCTAGCCCAGCTTGAGTGATGTATAGAGGGTTTTTGTTTGTGAGGAATGATTCAAATACATCAGCAACAACCTCCTCTTTCATCCGGACTCGCTGCCAATAAGCAACGTCGGACTGAGGAGTTCCAGGGGTAGCGTTGTCTGCTCGACGCTGGTCCATCTTGATAATGTCTCGAACCATGCGCTTCCCTGATTCCAGCTGCTCTGGAGTGTTAGCAGACTTTATAAACCGATCCAGGTATTCTCTGTAAAACCTCTCGAGGTCGGCATCACTTATCATGCCGTTAGTTGCTTCATCACCACCCCTGCCTGGTCTGTCGAAGAGGATGCCCTCGATGTCGTCAAAAGCTCCCTGGTAAAGATCCAGACGCTTGAGCGCGTGAATGCTTTCATGGATGAGCGTTGACTTGGTCATGCGCTCGAGGTTCACCAGGACAATGGGTTTAGACCCGGCCTGCCTGGTGTTGAGCATCTGCACGCCCCTGGTTGGGCTTATGATCCTGTCTGCGTCTTTGTTCTCAAACTGGTTTTCATATTTGGCTTGGACATGGTCCAGGGGAAGTGACTGATCAACCCCATTATCAATCAGCATTTTTTCAACTTGCTCAATGTCTTTGCCATCCCAGTAGACAAAGTCCACGTCAGTGTCGCCTGTTACCCCAGAGGTAAATCGTTTAGCCCAAGACTCGAATGCTGACATTCTGGCAATGTCCCCCATCCCTAGCTCACCAGCATCGATACGACGTTGAATGATTTCTTGGAGCTCGGGAGCCATTTGACTCATGAACCGTTTGGCTTCCGATTCAATCTGGATTTTGTTGTTCCAGAACGCTCGCCTGCCAGCCCCTGCTATACCACCAATGCCGGCACCACCAGCCATGGACACTCCGGTCATTTCCTCATCACCGGTCGGCAGTGCCATGATACCTCCAGCAATTGCACCTCGAGCACCCATTGCGGCAGCATCGATGACGATGTTACCGACAGGTGCTGCCATACGTAGCAACGGAGACAGAAACGGTACATCATTATAAATGCCATGTCCCCAAAACCTGGCATACCGATGCATCCTAGGATTGTTCCTAGCAAACTCACCATCGCGGCTCATGCGAAGCAGGAAGTTATCACTGCCGGCTTCATCGACCTGCCGACTGGCAGCTTTGAGAGTGTCAGCTATAGTCTGAAGACTTTTGGCTGCGACGCCCGGAGACACACCCCGGACTTTGCCTATGTCTGCCGTGTCGTCACCAAAACCAGCTGTAAGCTCTTTCAGCTTACCACCGGCAGCCGTTACAGCGTCAGCAGTCTTCTCAACGCCAGTAGCAGCCGCATCCAGGACAGCTTTAGTAGCGCCCATCTGAATTGGTTTGCCATACTTGGTGCCCAGTCGAGTTGCAATCGTCTCAGGAGCGAGTGGATTGACAATGGATAGCATCTCAGCTGCTTTGGGATTAACAGCTGCAAGCAGATAGTCTTTAACTGAATCAGCAGTGGCTACAGAGTCCTCGTCGCTAGTAAGCACTGAACCTGCTATATCCCCCAGGATGGTGCCCTGTCCCTCAGCGTAGGAATTACGATCAGCGACTGTCTTGGACAACTTCATCGCCAGGTCGATGACCTGGTTTTTCTTTTCTTCTGGGAAATCTTTATAGGTGCGCTTTTTGTATGTCGGAAACGTGTAGCCAGAACCGTAACCCTGGTAGGATCCGCTTGGGGTAGCCACACTGTCCTGGAGTGCATTGTTGAGCTGCACCATCTGCCCAATGATGCCCAAGTCGTAACCAGCTCGGAGGGCACCCTCAACACCAGTAGCGGCTAGGTTGCCGACTTTCTTGAACTTATCTGGATCAGTGTTCTCAGGGTTTAGAACCCCAGCAGCACTGGCTCCCATCTTCAGAAGCTCAAGACCTCCGCCGGCTGCCTCCATGACAACTGGGCCAATGCCGCTGGTGAAGTTTTTAATAACCTCGGTTGGGCTGAAATCTTTCTCAGCCATATACTCGAGGTAGGTATTCCACTGATCCCTGGAGTATGCCCGACCAGGGTTTTGCTTCATCACCTGATACAGTTCCTCAGGGGATGATGTCTCAAACTCGTCGTAGATCTTTGGAAGATTTGAAAAGTCTGGCTTTTCTTCACCAGGCGTTTCAAGCATGTCGAGAGTCAACCCATCGAAGTTGTTCTTTCGGGGTTCTACTGACTCTAGCATATCCAGAGTCAGTCCGCTAAAGTCAGGCTTAGTTTGCGGCATTTACGTTTCCGAAAAATGATTTCTCTGGGACTTTCTTCATCTTCCAACTTCCATTAGCCCAGAATTTGACAGTCTCTCCAGGGAAGATCACTTCGTTGACAACCAAGTCTTCATAGATCCCAGAGAGAACAGCATTGTTTACCTCACCCTCAGACATCTTGTCTTTCAGCCAGTAGGCTTGAGTCGGCACATTCTTCAACTTAGAAGCCTCGCTTTCGTATCTAGACACGTCCATGCCACCGTCAATCGCTCGCTTGAGGTGGTTCCTCGTAATTCTTGCAATGAGAGACTGCGTAGCAGCCATGACTCGCTCATTGGACTTGGGCGTGTTTTCAATCGTAGCAATCGTACCACTGTATAGCTTAACATCCGCCTCAGTGAGCACCCCGGTCTCCTGGAAGATACCCCTAGCAAGAACTGGCACTAGCTGAGTGATTGTGGATCTGAAAGCATCCAGATTGTCCGATGTCTGATTAGAGAAAGCAGCTGCATTGCGTTTCAAATCAGCAAACCAGCTTGTGAACGCTGATCCCTGGAACGGTATCCCCAAATTGGACATCTGCTTCTCTGCGCTGACTGCGAGCTCAAGAGCCATGAACGCCTGACCTATGGCTTCATGCTCCGAAATTTTAAGCTCGTTACCCCCGCTTGTAATCTTGATTTGATCTGACAAAGAAGCGTCTGCTGGGAGCTGTTCTCTTTTCTCACCAATAGCTTTAGCGTTCTTCTGCTGGTCAGTCATGTTGTCCAGGATAGCTTGCTGCTTACCTGTCTCCATTAAGAAAGTGTTAATCTTTGCGAAATTATCTGACGAAATGTTTCGAGTGGATCCATTTACCCCAGCATCCTCCCATGTCTTGCCGGCTTTTTTAAGTGCGTCGTAAGCAGCCTCCCAGCGAATGAACCCGTCAATCTGCGAGCGCCCCTGGGGAGTGTCAGGATCCACCTCAATGCCGGTTTTCTGATACATGTCGTCACTATGCTTCTCGTAGTACACCGACTTCTCTTCAGCTTTGATCGTCTTGTCGATCTGTCGCTTGTAGGCATACTTTTGCTGGAACATGTCGTTGATCTGACTGAACCGATTGAGAACATCCTGATCTTTAATGTTGCTCAAACTGTAGCCAACAAGATCTCGGTAAGTAGTAACGTCTTCTGGAGAGCTGAACTTGAGCTTGCCCGCCTCAGACGCAAAGTAGCCGAGCACTGTCTCGCTTTCTACGCGATCTGTTTCCATGCGCTCATAGACAGCATCTTCCTGCTTCATCTTAGTGGCGCGTTGTTCAATCAGCTGTTCAGTTGCGCGTTTATTGACTTCGTCACGCTTGGCCTGCATGTCCATCTCGCGGTCCCTAGCCGCGTTAGACCTAATATTGGCTGCTAGGTTTAACCCAGCATTCCATCCACTTTGAAAACTCATCGACCACCTCCCAGAAATGCGTTAACACCACTAGCTGCGCCGGATCCAAATGTTCCTCCCATGGAGCCAAACACGCCGCCACCTAGCCCAGCCATAGCAAGTCCTCCAGCTGTTCCCAGGACAGTGTTCCATGGGTTCATTTCAGCAGCTGCAATCGCATTCTGACTTTGTTGCTGGTAACTCTGCATAGCGAAATTAGAACCAATCTGCATTGCGTTTTGGTTAATACCGGTCCCTTGCTGGATCCCCATTGGGTTAAAACCTGCTGCCCCTTGTTGGGCACCTGAGATGGCACCAAATTGGGCTACCGGGGTGATCCCTGACAGGAACGATGCTGCATTAGCCAATCGTTGTTGACGTAGTCTGATTGCGGCATCACCGACGGCAAACGCCTCAGCAGCTGCATTAGCATCACCCATGATGTTTCCTCGAGCAGCCTGGGCTCCTCGCACTGCCTGGGTGACCTCTCTCCGCAGGTCATCCCCAAGACCATAGCCTGCTTCCAAATCTTTCTTGGCCTCATCTCCCAACATCTTACGTATTTCAGTCCCCTGGGGATCGGATAGCTCTAGCTCTTTAATCCTCTGCTTGATGAAATCTTCTCCAAATTCTTTTTGAACATCTAGCTGGCTCTTGGCAATTGTGCGTGCAGATTCAGCCATGAAGTCCAACTGTGCCCTGGTCTGATCAATGTCACCAAATCCAGTAAAGTCGGCTGTCCTCTGTTCCCCGGTCTTTGGGTCGGTGTAGGTGACAGACGTGCCTAGCGCAGCAGCTGACTCGATCATCTTTCGGATCGGCAGCGTCTCCACGTCCGCATAAACAGCAGCTTCGTTTGCCGCGGCTATGTCAGGTGGTGGTGGTGTTTTTGGTGAGCCCATATGATTCTCTTAAAGTCAGCGTATGTGTATCGTTTCAGTTTTTCCCTGCGGTGCCCCCAGTAGTTCAGCTCTGGTGCGTCCTGGTTAAATTCTTCAAAAGTTGCCAGCATGGTGTAGGTCGCATGTTTGCCGGGATTGCAAAGTTCATGGAGATAAACGTCTTTACCCTCCGGGTCGTTTGGCGACCAAAAGTGAGGAACGATGTCGCCATCGAAGTCTTTAATCCTCCTGTAGGTGACGAACCCAGAGATGCTCCCCCATTCTTCGACAACCATGAGTGTTCCGTTCCTGTTGTGGAATGCCAGGTGCTGCCGTACTTCATCATCTGTCCAATCCGCAAATATTCTCCCGTTTCCATTTTTCCTGGCGAATTCAAGAACCTTGTCAATTTTCAAACCTGTTTTTCGAGCGTCTCGAGGAACGCTCCCAAGTTGATGTTTCTGAGCGCAATGTATCTCTGATCATCCAGCTGCAATCCGGCCTCTGTGACCTGAGTTGCTGATGAACTGGTGATTTTAACCTGGAACTCACGCCCCTGATTGGTACCCGTCAGGCTCATATTGTGCCGCACGATGCCAGGCTTACCTAAGACAGCTGGCAAAACAAAATCCAGGCGGAGCTCACCGGTTCCAGTGTCCACCAGCTGACCACTGTCCAGGATGACTTCGTCGCCACCGTCAGGGATCAGCGTGATGTTTGCCCTGGCTTTGCTCTTGTAGAATTCAACCTCGAGAAAGTCGCAGGTCTTAGGTGAGATTGGATCACCGAAAGTCAGCCCTCTGGTCAGAATCTCAAACGGAACCTGGGTGTAGTCTGCCCCCAGCTGATCAGCATAATCATTCTCAGTGGTTGCGTCCTCGTCGATATGATCTCGCAGGTAGACGACGTTATTGTTCGTCGCATCAGCCCACACCAGGCGTCGCCTGTCATTGAGAGGTTCGTAGATATCAAATGCAGTTGGCTTCCAGCCAGACCAGCGCCCAGACCACTGCTTGAGATTGGTATCGTATACCAGGACAGTGTTGGGAGTCGTGGACGATCCAGTAGGCACTGCTAGGATGTATCTGCCTCGCCAGTAGGCAGCGCATGAACGGTTGGCATACCCCCAGTTGATCTCCTCAATGATATCGTGGATCGGAAGTGAGATGGGGTCCGAGGTTGCGACCTGATCCTGTTGGAATGCGGTGCCAATGCTGCGCACCCCATCGCGCGACAGGAACAAAATGTCGTCTCCAACTCTGACTGCCGACTTCTCAGCCAGGCATCCCACTTTGTCGCTCACCAGCTGTACAGTGTAATCGGCTGGTCTCAATGTTGGGTCTGCGTTAACAACGTAAATTGAGTTGTCTTTGAGAATAGCGACTCGGAAATCTTTAAAAGCAACAATGGACCGGATGGCATCACTGTTGCCCTTTCCGATCCTAATCGAATTGATTGCTGGGAATATGTCGCCAGTCCCAGGGTCGGTGTTATTTGGATCAGAGGTTACTTCTTCGTTCTGGTCAGCCCCCAGGTCAGGCAGGATGTAGGATACGTGGAGGTTGTCGATGCCGGTCGCGCAGAACAACCGAAACATGTGAGCTGTTAGGGCTCTAGTGTTTTCTGGGCTGTCAGTGTCTGCGATCTCGACGGCAACATCGTAAGCAACAATGCTGCTGACATCATCCCAAACGCCATTACCGTCAGCGTCCACCAGAATGTCCTCAGAACCAGTTTGTCGAATGACGAGTATGTCGCCACTTCCGTCTGTAAAATAGATTGCTCCATTGATTTCAGCTGCACTGCACTGATGGGCCAGGGCCGAGCTGTTATATTCTCCGGTGAACAAAACACCTGTTACATCCGGGGTGTGCAGGTAGACATTCCCATCCGCAAAGATCATGAGACCATAGTCCCATACAGAGGTGCGGAGTCCTATGACCGCATGGACGGTGGTGTAAGTGTCGGAAGAAATTCTCCAGGCACCGCGCCGGCTCTTTGTGATCCCAGAGGTGGAGAGCTCTACATTCTCGAGGTTGCTCGCCAGGATATTAGGAATCGTAGACGCACGTCCGTATGAGTTGATTCCCTGGATGACTGGTTGGGAATCAAATACGAGCGGATCATCAGTGGCGTCATTGAAATAAACTGGCATTGCTTAGAATCCAAAATCAACTCGGTCGTAATCGCCTATCACTGTTGGCTGGAGGATACTGACGGCAGCTGACTGCCCTCGCTCAATGTCTCTAGCGATATCCAGCTGGCTAGATGCTTCTGAGTATTTCACTTGAGCTTTGGCGTATTGCCTGGAGCGCTCCAGCATGTCTCCCTCCACAAACGCAATTAGTGCGTTATCTATTCCCCTCACCTGGGGCTCGTCGTAGTCATGCCGCATTGGTCTGACGCGTATCTTTCCGATCACGATGATCGAAACGTCTTCACCCGTTACGTACTCAGGGTTGAGATTGAGACGAACCCGGCAAAGAGAGTACTTGGTTTCATCCGCCGGGATGGTTTCGGTAGACGCACCGTTAGAGAACAGGACAGCCCCTGAGGTTGTGTTCTTGGATACGTAATGCACCTCATCGAATTCCTGGGATCCGTAGTAGTTGCTCGAGGAAAGTGTTAGCGTCTCCGCGACTGGTCTAGAGTTAAGCTTCCCTTTGAAGTAAATCGTGGTGCCGGAGTCTGCCGCGTTGGTGTAAGCTTTGAGCTGAACGCGGAATGGCTCTGTGCTAGTAAGCTTGGACAGGGCAACTGGTTCAACCTCGGTAAATGCTACCGGGTTTCCAGTGCCCAGGATTGAGTCCGGCTGCGTGCGAACAAGAGCTTGTAGGTCTCGGTAAGCAAGCAGCTGATCATTGTAGATGATGTTAATTGGCCTAGCCACCTCGTATGGCAGGGTGAACTCTTCCTCGTATGATACACTCTCTGTTGCGTTCGCCGTGTAGGGGTTAGTGTCGGGAGACTCCCTGGTCGGCAAGTTAAACTCGGAAATCACAATCGTGTCTTTCCAGAGACCGGTATCAACGATCATCTCATGCCTCTGCCTGATGAAGTCTTTGGCAGCTGCGATGGATGAAGCGTCGGTTTTACCGAGCTTGCTGCAAACAAAGTTGGCTATTGAGGAGAGTGTCATCTTTGCTCTGATTAGCTAAGTATGTAAGCAGTAATAGTTGCGTTAGTTGCGCTTACTTGACTTGTTGATTTGAAATTTATTGAAGATGAGGTTCTCGAATTCAAATTAAACGTGACCCCCGTTGAAGAGGACAATAATGGTAGGAATTCATCAACAGAATCAGTGAAGTTTATGGTGAAATACATGAACCCTGTACCTCCTCCGCCCGCAGTCAATGAGCTTGATACCGAGGCGATATTAACCGAGCCTGACGCCAACGTGGTGCTGCCCCCAGAATCCCTCGTAACCACTGCCTTGGCTACGTAGGTTATGCCGCCGCCGACAAGATCGCTTTTAGCAATCTTCTTAACGCTACTAGTGCTGGTATCATAAACCAGAAGCATGTCATCATCTGCGACAGTTGTGTCAGTGAGAGCAGACAGGCTGTTAACACTGGTCAGCGTAGCAGTCTCCAGATTTGCTTTTGTTATCTTCTTTGGTATGCCCCCATCCAGGACCAGAAATTCATCTGGATTAGCGATGTCAGCTGAGGACAATGCGGTCAGTCCGCTAACCGTCTTGTAGAGATTCTGAATTTGAAGACTCTTGTTAACCCCGGCTGCTTTGTCTTTAATCAGGAGGATATCATCAGTGCCTGGGGACGTGATCTCAGTATGCCCGGAGATCATTGTAGCATCCACGCCAGTAGCGTCTACAGTGCCCCAGGTGAGGGATGCGTCTGTTCCAGCCGATTTCAGAAACGTCCCAGAGGTGCCAGGCGTAAACTCTTCAAACACTCCGCCTGCCCCACTTTGGACTATCGTCCCCGAGGTTCCTCCTGACGCATTGGACAGTGAGGTCAGGTTAATCGAGTTGGAGGCAATGTTGGCCCCGGTTACAGCGTCCGTAGCCAGCTTATCAGCTGTCACGGCGTTATCCTGGATCATCGCAGTCGTCACCGTGTCACTGGTGATTGTCGCGTTGTCTACCAGGTTATTAAGCTTGGCAGCTGTTACTGTTTCACCGTCGGTGAATGTATGTCCCTTTGAGAGTCCCATTAGATGAGGTCTAGAAATTTGCGGATAATCCCAAACGTGCCCTTTGCTTTTTGATCTTTTATGATCGTCTTGAGCATCGGTTTGTAATCGATGTTGTTCTTAACCAGTTCATCTTTGAATTGGTTGCCAGCATCCAGTGCGCTGATCACTGCCATCTTGTATTGCCTACCGCGTATCGCAGCAGTGATAGCCAGGGCGCTTGTGAGGACAAACGTGATAAGACCTCCTAGGGGAAAGCCCAGGTCTCGAGGTAGCTCGGCAACAGATTCGGCGCTAGATTTAACCACCCAGTTGGTGTGAGTGGTAACCATGCTCACCGGGCCTAGTGGTGTTTCCACAGTGTTGGTCCTGGTGGTGATGACAGGCTCGTGGATCCTGTCTGACAGTTTCTCCCACTGAGCGCAGCCGGAGAATGTGAGTATGGCACCGGCCAGGAATGCTATTTCAATCCAACGTTTCATCGTTATCTCTCTTCTTGTTTTTGTAATCCCTGGCAGCTGACATGCACTTGATGACCGTGTATGTCAGGGTTGCCAATGCTATGCAGACTCTTAGAACTGAATCTATTTGAGTCGTAGTCACAGTCACCCCAAGTACGGCGACCATCCCAAATTTAACGTGATCCATCCAACTATTCACCGCGTCCCCTCCGGCAGCAGATAGCTTACGCCCAAACTCTCCGAGGTGTGGCTGGGGTTGGTGCAACGAGAAACCCGTATAGAGGCACAGCGTTCTCTTCCTCCAGGCAACGTAGATTCACATGCCAGCCCGGCTGCGCCACTGGGGCTTCGATCTCGTTCCCCTCAGCATCCCAGCTCCCGCCAGTGTAAATGACTCCGAGGGTATCGATGTTGCGGAACTTGGGACGGTATTCCCACTCGGTCTCAACAGGGTTCTCTGGGTCCGAGTTGTCCCAAGCAGTAGGAACCTCCTCATAGAGGTAAGCTTTAGCCTGTTGCTCGTCGTCGAACTTGAGCATTAGATCGGTATAGTGCATATCGATAGATTGAGTGTCTGTTGTTAGCTAGTCAGGGCTTGGAGGTTGGTTAGGCTGAGAGGCTCACTGAAAACTTTCACGGACTTCCAGTGGCTATTTAATGTCTGACCACCTGAATGCCCCTCCGCGATTCCCAGTCGCGTTGCTTGGGATGGTAATGTCGCACCCGTTGTTCCTAGCGAATTGAAACCACTGGTCGAAGCTATGAGGCTGTCGGTGTCTACAGCCAAGCCGAATTTCACCGCTTCGCCGTCATTTAACGTATTTGAATTGTAGCCAACGGCGGTGTTGGATGAGCCAGAACGAACAACGGAATACATGCGGCTGTTGTTTAGGTGAACCCTGATGTTTTCTGAGTCACTGCCATTACTCAACGAAAACACTCGTTTACTACCAGTCACAGATGCGTCGATTGGAGCAAGCTCGCCAACTATGGAAACTGGTCCACCGTTAAAACCAGCTTGCGTTAAATCCATAGATAACGACTCAGCGGCTTTCGTGGTCGCTGAACCCTCCGCTTTGAGGTAGCTGTAAGCATGACTGCTCTGAGTCAGGTTCGCGCCCCAGATTAGGACTGACCCGTACCCATTACCGGTGTAGATAACGGTGGAGGAATCAGTGGCTGTGTGAAAATAAACTGCCCCGTTGTTTGTGTTCGAGGTGGTGAACGTCATTTGCAGACGATACCAACCATTGCCCACACTGCTGGAACTGAACGTGCCGCTGCCATCAGTCACATTGTGTGTTCCATCACTCAAATTAAAGACAGCTCCGGTATTAGCGGCTCCAATATTCGTGTATAGGCGGCAGAAACCAAGCCCAGCAGCTTTGGCATAAACCGTGGCCGTGTAAGTTGTTGAGCTGCTAATACCCGTCACGTTGTCAGTGCGAACATGATGCCCAACACCAGTCGCAGTCGTCTCAACAACTAGGTCAGCGGTCAGTGTGCCATCTGGAGCAACCGCAGCATTTGACTCGACGGTCGTGTTGGCTTTCGTCCAATACGCATTCGATAAGTCTTCCGTGTATTGTGCAAGCTGCTGGAACTGCCCCTCAATGAGAATGCCCATAGATTGCCCATCAGACGCTGGGTCGTATTCAAATCTGGGTTGCCCAGCCGTTGCCACCGATTTGAGCGTTGGCGCATACTCACGGTGAATTTGGGTTGTGGTGGCGTTGTATGCGGTTGCGCTGCCTCGCTCCTCGAGCTGGTAACCCCAAACATAAATTGTTTCGCCAGCACAATTCCAAACCGCCTCCCCGTATAGGCCGGGGTCCGTGCCATCTGAGGGGCCAACGTATGCCTTTGGCGAGGCCACCGCCGATGTGGTACATGTCAGCGTTAGCCGATACCAACCGGTCGCCCCAACTGCTGTGGATGTGGCTGAAATGCTGGTGAAATTTGCACCACCAGTAGTAGGCGACAGGGGCGACGCAAAATCTATTTCAGCCCACGCAAGATGACTAAATTGACCACGGAGAGTGATATATCCGTGGCTTGCAGAGCCCGCTTTTAGGTATACGGAGGCTGTGTATTCTGTTGAGCTGGCGATGCCCGACAGTGTTTGGTTGAGGAACGGAGCCCCGGGACTCAGCGTGCCAGCTGTCATAAGCCACGCCGAACTCGTTCCGTCTGGAGCCGACTGCGAACCAGTCAACCCACCAGAGGAAGCTAATTGGTATTGCGTCCAAGTCGTGTCGAAGCTTTGACTTTGCAGAACGAGGTTTTCGCTGGAGAGGTGCTTCTCATTACTCCAGTAATGCACCGCAGATGGCGCAGCATAGGTGGGCGGCGTGTCGGCACGACTGAACGTCATCCGTGGGTCCAGCCTACCAGCGTTCGCTGCGTCTAGGCTGAAGACTGGCCTCTGTGCTGGGTAGGTAGAGCTGAACGATGCCATACGTTATGCCTCAGTTGGAGTTTCGGCATCAACTGATTCTGGCTCAGTTGCTTCTTCAGCAGCAGCTTGTTCAGCTTTGTGAGCCTCGAAAGCCGCGCGAGTGTCCGCATCCCAAGCGCCATTTGCGACATCAACCACCCGTTGTGGTTGGTCCGTCAAATCGGAATCGGGGTTGAGGACGTAGCGACTGAATGACTTCGATGAGGCGGGGACTCCGTCCTCCTCGAAATACGTTGCTTCGCGAACTTGAACGTGCCAGCCAACAACTTCAATTTTGTCGACTACGGTGGTTTTGGTAATTGCCATATGATTGATTGTGTTTGTGGTCCATCCCAGCTAGTCCGGCTGGGGTAAATTGGTTATGCGGCGGTGTAGGAACCCCCGAACATTATTTCAGTGTTGGCCTGAAATGCGTTTGCTATCGAGTTACCCACGCCAGTCGTTCCAGACTCGCGGAGATAGAGCGTTGTCGTGTTTGGCTCTACAAACCCAACCACTGAACCCAAGTCAGAGGCCAACCCGCGCGTGTAAATGCTCATCGCTTGGCGACCTCCCGATTGGTTCAGCGAGGTAAACGGTAACCCTGTCAAATGAATCGTTCCGCTGGGTGAGCTAACCGAACTGACAACCAGCTCGCCGAAGAAGTTCACGGTTCGCCCAATTTTTGTGTAATACAGATACTGGAAACTTGAGTTCAGAGTGATTGAACCGCTCCCACACGTAACCCCAACCGTCACAGTCCCTGTTTCGTAGTCGTCAAAAATCTCAGCAACACCCGTTGCACCGCTGCCGTCAGGCGTAGACCCGAAATCAATGCCTACTCCTGAGCTGGCGACTAGGTTGCCCGTGGTGTTGATGGTCCAGCGAGTAATTGAATTGGTTTGCAAATCAAGCGGCTGTGCGTTTTGCGTTCCAAAAATCGTG